TTTGAATTTGAGATGAAGGGAGGTGTAAAAGAACTAGAAGAAATGGAAGTAGAATTGTGTGAATGGTTAGGAATACCATTGGACACAGTTAAGATTAAAAAGTATGATGAGTGGAGTGAGAAGTATAAGGTACGTGAGTTAGACCACGGACATGAATCTGCCATTGGTCGTGGTATGATTACTCATTTCCCTGAATGGACATCACCTTTCTGGAATATGGCAAGGAACAATGATGGAACCAGTAAGAAGATTGATGTAATCCTAGGTGGTATGGAAACCATTGGTAGTGCAGAACGCAGTACCGATAAGGAACAGATGCGTAACACTTTCCATACTATTTCTGATGGTGAATATGCTGAACTACTCTACAAATTATTTGGTAAGGAAAGAGTCGAGAAAGAACTTGAAGAGTTCCTTGAGTTCGACTTCTTCCCTAGAAGTGGTGGAGGGATAGGAATGCAACGTCTAATGACAGCCCTTTCATAGGGCTTCCATTGTGAGGTGACGAAATTGGTAAACGTGTCAGTCTGTTTAACTGATGTTCCTGGCGGGACTTGTAGGTTCGACTCCTACCCTCACAGTTTTAAAAAACCTATTTATAAAGTGGCACATAGACTTGCCATTTGCTTAACATTAGTTTATAATAAATAACTCGTGGGCATTCGCTCACATAACATATCCTCAAACCGAGATCACGGGGGTTACATCTCTCATATCCACTAGTGAAGGGATTAGTGGAAATACCGTATCGCTTCTACCCTTTGAAGCCCTACTAATTTAAATTGTCCTCATGACAACTCTTCAAAAAAGGGAACAAGGACTCCTTTCTGGATGGTCCGAGTTCTGCGAGTGGGTTACAAGTACTAACAACCGCATCTATGTTGGTTGGTTCGGTGTCTTGATGATCCCTTGCCTATTAGCTGCTACAACATGCTTCATCATAGCATTTATCGCAGCACCTCCTGTCGATATCGACGGAATCCGTGAGCCAGTTGCTGGTTCATTCTTATATGGAAACAACTTCATCTCTGGTGCTGTAGTTCCATCTTCCAATGCTATTGGTCTACACTTCTACCCTATATGGGAAGCTGCTACTCTAGATGAGTGGTTGTATAATGGAGGCCCTTATCAGTTGGTTATTTTCCACTTCCTTATTGGAATCTCTGCCTACATGGGTAGACAGTGGGAACTTTCATACCGTTTAGGTATGCGTCCTTGGATCTGTGTAGCATATTCTGCACCTGTATCTGCAGCATTCGCTGTATTCCTTGTGTATCCTTTCGGACAGGGTTCATTCTCTGACGGAATGCCACTAGGTATATCTGGAACATTCAACTTTATGTTTGTATTCCAAGCAGAACATAATATCCTAATGCATCCATTCCATATGGCTGGTGTAGCAGGTATGTTCGGTGGAGCATTATTCAGTGCTATGCATGGTTCACTTGTTACCTCTTCTCTAATCAGAGAAACAACTGGGTTAGATTCTCAGAACTATGGATACAAGTTCGGACAAGAAGAAGAGACATACAACATTGTTGCTGCACATGGATACTTCGGAAGACTTATTTTCCAGTATGCATCATTCAACAACTCTCGTTCACTTCACTTCTTCCTCGCATCATGGCCTGTTATTTGTGTATGGTTAACCTCTATGGGTATCTGTACAATGGCGTTTAACCTTAACGGTTTCAACTTCAACCAGTCAGTCGTAGACGCATCTGGTAAGGTTGTTCCTACTTGGGGTGATGTTCTTAACAGAGCAAACCTTGGTATGGAAGTTATGCATGAAAGAAATGCACACAACTTCCCACTTGATCTTGCTGCTGCTGAGACATCTGAAGTTGCACTTGTTGCTCCATCAATAGGTTGACACACTGTTGACAATCTGATAGAATGGGAGGAGTAATCCTCCCATTTTTTATGGACAAACAGATGATTAAAGATATTCAAGATTGGGAAAGGGAATATCTTACTATGGATGTTAAACTTACCAAGAGACAGAAGGAGATATTAGAAGGTGACGATATCAAATCCCATGAGGGTATGATGTTCGGTTCAATGTACGCAGATTGGAAACTTAGAAAGGGATATTAATGGATATTAAAATATACACTTCAGAAGGGTGTTTTTATTGTGATCAAATGAAAGAACTTTGTAAGAGAGCAGATGTTCCTTACACTAGTATTCAGATTGATAAAGATATAACTAGTGATGAGTTTCGCAAGGCATATCCTTTGTCAAATTCAACACCATATGTTATAATAGATGGTGAAGAGATAGGAGGATTAGTTGAAGCAGCAAAATATTTTATTAAAAAAGGATTAGTTAGTGCCAGAAAAGACTAAAGAACTTTCCATAAATAAAGGCATAGAACTCATGCTAAGGAGGGATAAGAAAGATCAGAAACCTATCCCTATGAAGGGATTTGAAATCAAAAACACTTTCTCTTTCCTTAAACGCAAGGTTCATTTCAACTTTGAACTTAAGTGGGAGAAACAATAAGTAAACCACTATACGGAGTTGAGTCATGGCAGACACCACCCTTTTATTTTTTTCAGCGACAACATCATTTTTATTTTTATGTGTCGGTATAGTAGCAGGATGGACTGCAAAAGATTTCGTACATGATTATCTCTGGTCACGTGACGAAGCACAATATTATCATCCAGAAATGTATGATGACAATGGGTTCCCATTGAACGAGGAACTTTTATCAGTAAAATTTATTAATGAGGAAGACGAAGATGAAACTCTTGATGCATGAGGTACTTCAAAAGGTATCTAACGCAAAGACTAAAAAGGAAAAGATTACTTTGCTTGAGAAATTTAATACTCCTGCACTAAGAATGCTTTTCATTATTAATTTTGATGACTCTGTTGTGAGTCTACTACCACCTGGTAAGGTTCCTTATCAAGTTAATGAAGCACCAGACGGATCAGAACATACTATCCTAGAGAAAGAAGCAAGGTTGCTTCATCACTTCTTTAAGGGTGGATCAAATGTATCTCAAAATAAAAGAGAAACAATGTTTATTCAGATGCTTGAAGGATTGTCTGCTGGTGAAGCAGAGGCCTTAATACTTGCAAAGGATAAAAAGATAGGTAAGCGTTGGAAGATCACTAAAGCATGTGTAAGTGAAGCATACCCACAAATAGAATGGGGTGGTCGTTCATGACTGTCACTATCATTGCAGAGAAGTGTGACCCTAAAGCAGCAGATGATAAGAAACTACCAAACAATGCATATCTCATACAATATGAGGTAGAAGGTAAGGTGGAACATGACATTGCTATGTCACAGAAGGCAGTGGATATATTTGATCATTACTATGACAAGTATAAGAAAGGATTTAAGTGGTTAAAGCAAGCAGGTGGACAGTTGAGACCTAATCTATGGAATGCATCACCACCAAAGAGAAAGAAGAGAAAGAAACCTTCTGCAACACCACCAGAACCACCAAAAGGTTAAGATATTATTAAATTGTATTGGATTACACATTTTTACTTGACTATATAATATACCTGTGTTAGTATTAACACAATCGTTCAACCCAGAAGGGTCGCAAGTAAGCCGACACGGAACGGATACGTTCATCCCACCATGTTTCATCTAGCAGTTATTGCAACTACTCTTTCTTGCATTGAAGCTCAGACACTTTTAGATAAGATGAATGAGTTTAAAATTGAGGAAGAGACACGAGCTGAGATGATCAGCGTAGTGATAGAAGAAACACCTCATTGTTGGGACGCAAATGCCGACTGAAGGAACGGGTTTATCCACCCAATCCAGAGGACAAGCCAATGGCACAAGTCACTTACCGTGGTGTCAAGTACGACACTGAAGAGTATCGCAAGTTAATCCTTGACGAGGCTCAGAAGACAAGGAACCATGATCTAATGTATCGTGGGGTCAAAGTTACTAAGAAGTTAGTAACAGCATAAACAAAAATCACATAGTGGTTTCATAAATCCTGGAAAATTTTTTCCAGGATTTTTTGTGTCTAGAAGTCGCATAAATACCTAGTTACACCGCAGTTATATGTTAGTGGAAGAGAGTCAGAGAAAGGACAAGAGGAAGAGTGCGAAAAAAATAATAAAGCTTGCAAAAAAGAACCCAGGGTGGTATACTAAGGAAGAGGTAAAGTACGCCAAGTATATAAAAAAATTACTGAAGAAAAATAATGCAACAAGTGAAACTGATAACAGTCACACCCAAAGCAGAGGAGACGATGGGTACGTGGCAAGGGTGAGCAACCCAAACAACCAAGACAACCCAAACGTCTCTGGATTGCTAAAGTATTGCATAAAGCATGGTCACTGGTCGGTTTTTGAACAAGCACACATGACTGTGGAGATTGAAACCACCAGAGGATTGGCAGCACAAGTCTTAAGACATAGATCATTTACATACCAAGAGTTTTCACAACGGTATGCTGATAGTAGTATGCTTGCTGATGAGATTCCTTTACCAGAACTACGTAGACAAGACTTAAAGAACCGTCAGAATTCTACTGATGATATGGATCAGAGAAAGGTCAATCATTATAATAGAAAGATGCAACAACATTTCAAGCAAGGAATGAGGTTGTATCAAAACATGTTAAAGGATGGTGGTGCTAAGGAGTGTGCTCGGTTTGTACTACCTCTTGCTACACCAACTCGGTTATATATGACAGGTAGTGTACGCTCATGGGTACACTACATAGACTTACGTTCAGCACATGGAACACAAAAAGAACATATGGATATTGCAGAGAAGTGGCGTAAAGTTTTTACTAAACAGTTCCCTACAGTATCAGAAGCCCTTGAATGGGTCTAAATAACTATACATTAATCAATTATCATGGCAACATATCCTGTAGTTAAT